CTACCAGTCCTCGAACGAAGCCTATGTGATCGAGGATTTGGAGGGCGCCTGCCTGATCGAAAACATCCAGGAAAATAACGCGGCATAACGACCGTCCCACGCCCAGAGCGACGGGTCGCATCCCCTCCCGGTAGCAATGCCGGGAGGGGAAACACCCAGCCAGGAGCCAGCCTCATGATTTCACCTGCCCGCGCCAGCATGCAACGCAAGCTCGCCGCCCTCGCCAGTGGCGAAGGGATCGCGTCGAGCGCAGCCCCAATGCCGACCGATGGTCCCGTCGCCACTGAATATGCGCTGCTTCTCGCCGCGCTCTCGGCCGACTTCACTACCCTGTCCAACACTGAATCGACGGAACGGAAGATCGAAGCCAAGCGCGGCATGATCGACCGTTATCGCCCATGGCTGGAAGGCGCGATGCAGGCGCAGGACCCTGTGCAGGACGAAATCGTCGGCACCATGGCGGTCTGGTCGATCGACATTGGCGACTGGCCGCTGGCCTACGACCTCGCGGCCCATCTCCTGACCCACGGAATCGCGCTGCCGGAACGCTATCGGCGCAAGCCTGCCACCCTGATCGCCGAGGAAGTCGCGCAGGCAGGCCTCACGACACCGCCGACTATCGATTATGAGTGGCTGGCAGGCTTCGACAAGCTGACCGCCGATTGCGACATGCACGACCAGGTGCGGGCGAAGCTGAAAAAGGCGATGGGCCTTGTCCTGGTAGCCCGCGCCGACAGCTTCGACCCTACCGCCGAGAACCAGCGCGCTGGGGGCAAGATCGCCCTGATCGACGCCGCGCTGGACAACCTCAATCGCGCGAAGGCGCTGAATGAGGGCGTCGGCGTCAAGAAATTGATCGAGCGTCTGGAAAGTGACCGGCGCAAGCTGGCCGAAGCCCCGTCGCCCCAGTCTTAACGGTTGCGCCACCCGCGCCGGGGGGCGGGCCGGGCCGAGGAACGCAAGTCCCGAAGGCCCGAACCCTCACCCCCCACTTATTCCGGGAAATGTCGATGTCGTCGCCCTTGATCTCCGTTCCGCCTTCACCGGCATCGCCGCAGAACAGCAAGGTCGCTGTCGATAGCTGGTATCCGGAGATCGACTGCAACGCGATGCGCGATGCCCTGCGCGTCGGCGAGATCGTCACCCATGCGCGCCTGCTGGAGGCTGTTCGATCCGGCATCATCACCGTCACGGGAGAATTGCGCAGCTGGCGCGCCCAGCAAGAAGCCGCAGGGCACGCGACCCTCGCCGATGTGTCGGGCGACGACAAGATCGACGATGTGGCCCGCCTCGAACTGCTGTTCACCCGCGCGGTGCGCATGATGGCGGCCGCCGAACTGGTGGAGCTTCACCGGGACATCTCCGCCACCAATGACGGCGTTGGGCGTGACGAAAGCCAGTTGCAGACCGCCGCCGACTATCGCCGGATGGGCATCTGGGCAATCCGCGACATGCTCGGCACCACGCGCGTTGCGGTGGAGCTGATCTGATGCGCGTGGCGGCGCTCCAAGGCGACACGCTCGACCTCATCTGCTGGCGCGAACTCGGCACTACCGTCGATGTCGTTGAGCAGGCCTATGACCTCAATCCCAGCCTCGCCGACGCGGGGCCGATCCTTGCCGAAGGAACGATCGTCACCCTTCCCGGCGTGCTGCCGGCGTCCACACTCACCCGCGAAACCATCAATCTCTGGGACTGACATGCACGATAATCTGAACGATTGGCGGGACTTCCTCTTCTGGTGGTGCGCGTCCCTGTTCGCCGGGACCATGGTCGTTGTCGCCCGCCTCGGCATCAAGCTGTTCGGCACCGCCATCGATCCGCCGGATGATGCGGCGATGGCGCTCCATTGGGCGCGCCGGCGGCGCTGGCTCGCCATTTCGGAAGTGTCGGCGCTCCCCGCTTTCGCCACCGTGTCTTGCGTCCTGGTCGCATACTACCGGCTCAACCCGATCGCGGCAGTGTTGATCGCAATCGCGCAGGGATTTGTCGGCTTTCCGCTGTTGCTTGACGGGGCATCATGGCTGTTTCGCCAGCGCCTCGGCATGCAAGGGGTGAGCCCCGGGAAGGTCGCGACCGATGAATGATCCCATCCTGATCGTCAGCCTGGTGAGCGCAGGCGCCGCCGTCGCCGCATGGGGCCGGTCCATTTGGCATCGGTGCCGCTTCGAGTGGCACAGCACTCAACATGACGGCCGCCGCTGATGCAGAAGCCCGACAGCCTGCGCGAAGCCCTGACGCTCGCCGATCCCGAACTGGGGCGCGATCCTGACCGGCTGCTGATGTGGGTCGAAAAAGGCCGCATTCGCGCGCCGATGACCGCGAGCCGCAGCTTCGGGTATGAATATACGCTTCATATCGTGATCGTGAGTTTCGAGGGTCACCCTTCGGTCCTGTTCCTCGCCATCAACAACTGGCTGCGGACCAATCAGCCTGACCTTCTCGCCGCCGGCGGCGCGGGCGCAGGGCGCGGCTATGCGTTCGACGCCGACATCATGGACAATCGAAAGGTCGATCTGGAACTGCAGCTGGAACTGACCGAGCAGGTGGCGCTTCATCCGCGCGAAGATGGCGGGTGGAATCTGGAGCATCTGGCCGAGCCGCCCATGTTCCCTGACGATGAGCCCTTGTCCGATCCGCCCGCGCCGCTGCGCCAGGTATGGTGGAAAGATGAACTGCTGGTGCCCTGACGATGGCCGATGACCTGACCGCGATCGAACCATGGCTGGATGGAATCATGGCTCGCCTTTCTCCGGGGGAGCGGGTGAAGGTCGCGCGCCGGATCGGCCAGCTGCTCCGCCGGCGCAACGCCGAGCGCATCCGAGCAAATGTTCAGCCTGATGGAACGCCCATGGAGCCGCGCAAGGTGACGCGCGACAAGCGGGGAAGGATCAGGGGCCGGCGCGGCAAGATGTTCCCCAAGACCAGCCTGTCGAAGAACATGCAGGTGCGCGCCGACGCCGACGAGGTGGAGGTGAGCTTCAAGCAATCCGTCGCGGGCGCGGCGAAGGTCCACCATTACGGCCTGGTCGATCGGGTGTCGCGGACACCCGGCGCGCCGCGCGTCCGCTATCCCATCCGCCGTCTGTTGGGGATCAATGACGAGGACCAGGACATGATCCTCGCCGAAGTCAGCAAGATGCTCGAGGGGTGAGGCGATGCACTGCAAGTCAAGGCCTTGATATTGCGTTGTGTGCAAGCCATACCGCGCAAATGGGCGGAGCATCACATCTAATTGGACAAACACTTGTTGGCGACAGAGCCAGAGAGGAATGGAATGTGCTGGAGCAGATTAAGCTCCAGTCTTCTCTCACCCCTGGTCAGTTTTCAGTCGGCTATCGAGTAAAGAGTGTATCCGGCAAAGAAGGCTTCTTAAAAGCATCAGATATCGGAATGCTGTTGGGCAGTCAAGATCCCGTACAAAAGCTGTTGGATGCGACCACAGCACATCAGTTCGAGCGCTCAGTGCTTGAGCATTGCAGAGGTAATCGCCTGGACAAGATCGTCACGGCCATAGACTCTGGAACCCATCAGATCGATGTAGATGGTGTGCGAGACTTTGTTTTCTTTATTGTTTTCGAATTGGCTTCTGGCGACCTGCGAAAGTATGTCGCATCCGACCAAGGAAACGATCTTCTGTGGGTTGTGTCGGCTATTCACAATCTGAGTGTCGCCGTCTCCCAAATGCACAGTGCAAATATCTACCACAATGATTTCAAGCCAGGTAACGCTTTAGTTTTCGAGGATACCGAAAAAGTAGCCGATCTAGGTAGGGCCACCTCTCCACAATTTCCAGTATCGCATGAAAATATGCTGTGCGCGGGCGACAGCAGGTTTGCTCCTCCAGAGCAGCTCTATTTCAATGATAATGGGTCTCTTGCCATAGACAAATTCATACGCTTCAAGGCCGGCGATCTCTACAATTTGGGAAGTGTCATGCACTTCCTTGTTACAAAACGTATGTTGACGCCTGAGGTGATAGTTCGACTGGATGATGCTTTTAAACCTCCTCGTTACCATGGAGGCTGGAACGACAGCTTGAATGATGTCATGCCCTACTGGCGACAAGCCTTTAATGTTGTAATAACAGAATTTTATGATGACCTACCCAACTCCTGGCTATATAAATACAGGTTCTGCTTAGATGAAATTAAAGACATAATTCTGCACCTGTGCGAGCCTGATATTTTGTCGCGCGGTGACTTGAAGGCAACCGAAGCAAGCTTATCTAAATACAGTTTGGAGCGGATAATTTCAAAGCTGGCGAATTTGAAGAATAGGCTGTTGGTGAAATCACGTGCATGAAGACGCTAGAGAAGAGCGGAATGTTCTACCGCGCTGGCGGCCGCTAGTCGCGGTCGAACGAAATGATTTAAGCTCAGTCGGACGTTTCGAGAAAAGCGCTTTCAAGGTTGAGAGTAATCAGTTCGCCGATGATATCGCCATTTGGAAGAACGAGGGAGGCATCGCTGCGGCCAGCGATATCTTTGATACTTTTTTAGTCACAGGCGATCGCAGCCTTCTGAGGCATGCCATTTCGCTGCTGCGCCCTCACAAATCGGTCATACCGGCCCGGCTAAAAGACAGCATTATCGCTGCATTCAGAAGCGATCCTGATCGTTTGGAAATCAGAAAGTCTATTGCGCGAAGAGAAACTGACGAGAGCTATTTACGCCAGTCTATAAGGATCATTAAAAAGAGATTGCTTAATTACCCGAGGGACGCCCTTTCATATTTGGAACTGGCGCGACTGTACACGGTAATCGGTAGTTACGAAAAATCCCATAAGAATTTGATTAGGGCGCTGGCACTCGCGCCCGATAGCAGAGCTATTTTGCGTGCCAATTTGCAGTTCCACAACATCGTGGGCTCGCTGGAAGATGGCCTGCGGATGCTACGAAGGTCTGAATCCCTCCGCTTCGACCCGTGGTTACAGAGCGCCGAAATAGCCACGACATCACTTATGGGCATGTCCAGCAACGTAGCGAAACGCAACTTGGTCGCCTTCGATCGTAAGGGAGAAATTCCTCGATCCTCGACAGAACTGGCGATGGCCATGGCAACGCTAGAACTTTCAGCAGGCATGGCGGAGCGAAAAGTTTTTCAACTTGTGCGCAAGGCGCTCCCCAATTCGACCGAAAACGGATTCGCTCAAGCCATTTGGCTGAGCGACAACCGAAGCTCACGAGACTTCCTCATGCGATTTCCAGAGTTTCGGCCATCGGGTGAGGCCTTTGAAGCGAAGGTAGATATTTCCGTTAAGGAGAACAATTTCGAAGACGCAGCGATCTTCGCCCAGTTTTGGGTGGAGGATCAGCCGTTCAGCGCCGAAGCCATCGTAAAGTATCTCAATTTACGATCAGTCCACACTTCACCGAATGAAAGTTCGGTAAAGTGCGCTAAGAGAGCCTTGTCCGTCCATGGCGACGACTGGCACGTACTAAATGCTTGCGTTTTGGCGCTTGTTGAAGCGGGTGAGTTCGACGCCGCGCGCCGTGGTATTCAAAGACTAATTAAAGAAGCACCAGAAGGTGCGGCTCAAGCCTTTGTTGCCGCAGCCAGTGGATTTCTTGCATTCGCTGAAGGTGATTTTATCGCAGGTCGGCTATACTACGAGCAAGCGCAAAAAATCGCGATTGAATTCAAGGCTCAGAACTTATTGATCAATGCCACAATGTTCTGGCTGCGTTGCGAAGCGGTAAATGGACTTGTGTCGGTAGACTGCGTTGAAACGATGCGATCGTCGATCGAAAAGGCGCTAGGTCGTTTAAAGCATGATGATAAGGATTACTTGAAGAGCGTCTGGCATTCCGTTGAGCGTATCGTATCGATGAAATCCGACAAGTACCAAAATAGCTCAGGCGATGAGCTACTTACGTCATTCTCCAGCAAGCTGGAGCAGGCTATCTTGATATAGCGCGTGCCGCTGATCGGTGCTGCCACTTTTGCCACACCTAGAAGGCAGGCAATGTCGGAGTGGTATTACAGACGTTACGCCGCACGCACTGTCCGCTATCACTGCTCTACATCGATGATGACGCTGGCCGCGCTTTCCCACGCCTGGATCAGCTTCTGGAGGCGCAGGCTGTTCGCGGTGCAGATCATCGCGTCGGCTTCATCCACGATGGCAAGTCCACCGGCGCGCAAAGCTCCCCCGGCCCGGTCGGACAGGTCGGAAAGGACGGGCACGTCCGCCGCGCCGCCATCACCTTCACATCGGACGCTCGCTCCACCCGCGCTTCCGTCGCCGCGCAACCTGCGGCGCAGGTCAGCAAGAGCAGCGGCGTGATCCTTCTGCAAATCATGGGTGATCCTTTCCAATTGGGCGGCCTGCTCGCGCTTGACGCGGGCGACATTCTCGCGATCGAGGCGGGCAGCTTCCTGATATTTGGCGCTCAAGATGCCGGGAATTTTCCGCATCTCTTCCCGCTGATCGACGAACTTGATTTTCCAGTGCTGCGCCAGCTGTTGTTGCTGCCGGCCCCACTTCACGGCCCCATCCCAGCCATGCCACGCCCAGGCAAAGGCCAGCAGCGCGGCGAGCGCGAGCGCCTGCCATGGGTGCCGCCACAGCCATTTCGCCGCGGTAATCAGGATGCTCCCGATCCCGTCGAGCAGCTTGAGCGGCCAGCGCAGATACCAGGGCAGAAGGTCGGCCATGGCGATCAGGCCTCATTCGTGGACAGCGCGCCGCCGCGCGCGACGATGCGCCGCTGCACGCTGGCGGGCTGGGCGTTGTAGATCGGGCGGCGCACGGCGATGCAGCGGCTCTTGGCGATGCGGGTGATCGTCACGGCATTGCTCTGGTTGCCGCCCAGCACATGATAGGCGATGTCGTCCTCGGCGACGTAGAAGGCAACGTGACCACCGCCGCCGGCCCGTTCGAACACCAGCACATCGCCCAGTGCCGCCGCCGCTGCCTTCGTGCCGAACTTAGCCCAGTTGCGCGCCCATAACGGATTGGCGACGACATCCTTGCCCGCGCGGTGCGCGACGATCGCGGCGAACAGCCCGCACCATGCGATGTCGTCGTCGCTATAGCCGCTGATCGCCACCCCGGCAGCGTTCAGTTCATCGCACCAGGACAGGATGGTCCAGTTCGAGCCCTTGCCGACGACTTCGGCAACGCCCAGCAGCTTGAGCGCTTCGCCGATCATGCGCGGCGGCACGGTGACACGGGCCAGCCAATCATAGGCGGCGGGCAGCTTGGGCATGGAAATCTCCCTGAAAGAACAGGGGGATTGTCGATCCCGCGGGCGTCCCGCTCAACGCGGGGGCGTTGTAGAGCAAGGCCTAACAACGGCGCGCGATTGAAGGAGCGCGCCACCCTGCCCGATGGTCCGTCAATGGCCATTGCATCCGACAGTTTTACCGGCGTCGATCTGTCACGCCTGCCCGCGCCCACGGTGATCGAGCCACTGAGCTTCGAGATCATCTATGCCGATGCGCTGGCGCAGTTTCAGACCTATTTCCCGGAATTCGACGCCACGGTCGAAAGCGATCCGGTGGTGAAGCTGCTCCAGCTGTTCGCCTATCGCGAACTGGTCCTGCGCCAGCGGGTCAACGATGCGGCCCGCGCCGTGATGCCCGCCTATGCCGTGGGTGCCGATCTGGACACGCTGGCAGCGATCGTCGGCGTGGAGCGCTTCGTCCTTGATCCCGGCGACCCTGAAAATCAGGTGCCGCCCACGCTGGAAAGCGACGATGATCTGCGCCGGCGCATGGTGCTGGCACCCGAAGGATTCTCCGTCGCGGGGCCGGAAGGTGCCTATATCTTCCACGCCCTTTCCGCCGATGGCGACGTGCTGGACGCCTCTGCCGTCAGCCCGTCACCTGGCGAAGTGGTGGTGACGGTCCTGTCCCGCACTGGCGACGGCACGCCATCGGCTGACGTGCTTGCCGCCGTGGAAAACAAGCTGACCGATCGCGCGATAAGGCCGCTGACCGATGCGGTCATTGTGCAGGGTGCGGACATCGAGCCGTTCGCCATCAACGCCACTTTGACCTTCCTGTCCGGCCCCGACCGATCGCTGGTGCTCGCCGAAGCGCAGGCCCGGCTCAACAGCCATCTTGCCGCCACGTTGCGACTGGGGCGCGATGTGACCCGCGCTGGCATCATCGCCGCTCTGCATCCCGAGGGCGTTCAGAACATCGCCCTTGCCTCGCCGGCGGCGGACATCGTGCTGACGCGCCAGCAGGCCGGTTATTGCACCGGCATCACGCTGCTCGACGCCGGCGTGGGCGAATGACCTCGCTGCTGCCGCCCAACACGTCCGCGCTCGAAAAGGCGCTGGAACGGCTCACCGTGGAGCGGATCGGCGACATCAGCGTCCCGCTCCGTGATCTGTGGTCGGCGGAAAATTGTCCCGAAGCCTTGCTCCCTTGGCTCGCATGGGCACTATCGGTCGATCAATGGTCTGCTGACTGGCCGTTGCACATCCGCCGCGCCCGTGTCGCCGCCGCCATCGCCATCCAGCGGATCAAGGGGACGGCGCAATCGGTGATCGATGTTGTCGCCAGCTTCGGCGGCAATGTCGTCGTGCGGGAATGGTTCGAGACGACGCCGCCTGGCGATCCCCACACCTTCGACCTGACCGTCACTCTCGGCGGCCAAGGGCAGGCCGCGCCCACCGCCGAATTCATCGACGCGGTGATTGCCGAAGTGGCCCGCACCAAGCCCGTCCGCTCGCACTTCGAATTTACAGTGGCGACCGCGATGCAAGCCCGCATCGGCCGCCGCGCCGTCGCCCGTCCCGTCGTCGCCAATCGCCTGTGGTGCAACGCCGTATGAGCGCCGCCGCCCCCTCTGCCAACGGAGCCTGACCGATGCCTGCCCCTCTCGAAATCATCGTCACGAACGCGGGGCGCGCCGCGATCGTCAATGCGCAGAACACCGGCACAGCTCCGGTGACGATCACGCAAATAGGACTTTCGGGAACGGCCGTGACGCCGCTGCCAACATCCTCGGCTCTCACCGGCGAGTTCAAGCGTGTCGCGGCCATCGCAGGTGAAGTGATTGCCGACGACACGATCCATGTCACTCTCACCGACACCAGCGGCGATGCTTACAGCCTGCGGTCGATCGGGCTCTATCTCGCAGATGGCACATTGTTCGCCATCTATGGGCAGGCGGCACCTGTGCTGGAAAAGACGGCTCAATCGATTGCCGCCCTGTCGATCGACGTGATCTTCGCAGACATTGCCGCCGCCGCGCTCGCGTTCGGGGATGCCACTTTCACTAATCCGCCAGCGACGACAGAGCGCCAGGGGGTGGTGGAGCTGACAACGGTGGCGGAAGCGCAGGCGGGGGTCGATGCATTGCGGGCGCTAACGCCAGCTGCTGCAAAAGCGGCCATCCTCGGTTGGCTGCTGTCGCAGGATGGTTCAGGGTCAGGCCTCGATGCTGATCTGCTCGATGGTCAGGACGGGAGCTTTTACACGAATATCCCGCAGCGTCTCGGCTTTACCCCTGTCCAGCAAGGCGGCGGCGTTGGGCATCTGGTGAACACGGTTAAGATCGGATGGAGCGGCACGCGCCTCAAAGCGACCGTGGACGTCAGCGATCAGGGGAATTTCGTTTTCGACACACACATCGCCGACGTCTGGCGCGCGTCCAATGATGGCGCGGGGTCGGGTCTGGACGCGGACCTTCTCGATGGTTTGCAAGCCTCGCAATTTCTCCGAAACTACAACGGCACCTGGGTCAGTTCGGAAGAGGGCACCCCCCGCTTTCACTTCATCAATGCTGGCGCAACTTACATGCGCGTCACAGCCGCCTTCATCTGGCAAAATTCGGCAAACGGCAATGTTATGTCGCTCGATGAGAGCGGCAATGGCTGGTTGAACGGGCAAGTCGATGCCGTTCGCTTCCTGGCCCGCGCGAATGGCGATGGGCAAGCCGTAAAAATTGGCGACGACGCGTGGATCGGGGACATCAACAAGCCGAACGGGTTCGGAATTCGGGGCGTGCAGGATTCACGCGCAGGCTTCCTCTACTTCGGTAATGCGCAGTTCCCGCTTGGTTGTAATCCCGACGATGGCACCCTGCGATATAATGGCGCTGTGATTTGGAACGCCGGCAATGATGGTGCTGGCTCAGGTCTGGATGCCGACCTTGTCGACGGCTGGCATCGCGATAGCATCCGCGACTGGAACAACCTGCTGAACAAGCCTTTCAACTGGTCCGGTCAGGGCGGCCAGCCGCAATGGCTGTGGGGCAGCAATGACGGCAACGCCTACTATGTCTGGAATCCCGCAAATTTCAGCGTCAATTATGCCAATTCGGCGGGTAATGCCGACACGGTCGACGGCTATCACGCATCTGCGCTGCTGCCGACCGGCAATCTTGAAGCATCCGGCTATTGCCGCCTGCCCAACGGCCTGATCCTCCAGTGGGGAACCGTCACCTGCAACCCGGATTCCTACGGGTCGGTGACGTTCCCGATCCAGTTTCCAACGGCTTGCTTCCACATCCATTCGGGCGTGGCAACGGAGGTAGGCAACGGGAACGCGCAGGCGAACTGCCCTCTGCCCTATGCCGTTACCCAAAGCGGCGCCAACTTTTGGAATGCCGCTCCGCAGGCCACCGCCTGGTGGATGGCTGTCGGCAAATAAGGAGAGTATCGTGCCCCTCTTTTACAGCGCGTCCGCTGGCGGATTTCTGGACGATGAGGTCCACGTCAGCATCCCCGAAGATGCGCGGCCCGTCGCGGTCGAGGCCCATCGTGAACTGATCGCTGCCGCCTCCAGCGGTTCGATCATTGTGCCGGACAGCAATGGCGATCCGGTGGCAGTGCCACTTCCACCGCCTGAACCTTCCGAATTGCTGCGCCAGATGCGCACCAAGCGCGACCGTTTGCTGAGTGAGTCCGACTTCACGCAGATGCCCGATAGCCCGCTGACCGCTTCGGTGCGCGAGGAATGGCGGGTTTACCGGCAAGCCCTGCGTGACCTTCCCGAAACCGTGGCGGATCTGTCCGCCATTGATTGGCCTTCCGCCCCCTCCAACTGATCGAGGATCACCATGACCGAACTGACGACCAGAATTGGCGCCTTTGACGCGGAAACGCGCTCGGTGCCTGTCACCTTCACCAGCGGAGAAATCAAACACGAACGCCGCGTCAACGCCGTGCTGAAGAACGACGGCAGCTATGATCGGGCCGCTACCAAGGAGCGCGTGTCAGAAGTGGCGCTTGGCGTTGCGCAGAAGATCGAACTGGGTGTCATCACCAATCCGCCACCCGAGCCGGAAGCTCCCGAAGCTTCGGCCGGATAAGGGCGTTGTAGGACGAAACCAAACAACGCCCGCCCATGGCTTGTCCGGCGGGCGTTGTCATCGTGGGCTGCATGCGCACGCCCGAAGACAGCGAAACCGACGCGGACAATATGATCCGCCCTGGCACTATCGCGTCAGTCGATCTTGCGGCCGCCCGCTGCACTGTGTCCCTTGCCGATGGCGTTGAGACGCCGCCCGTTCGCTGGATGGAAAGCCGCATGGGCGCGGTGCGCATCTGGTCGCCGCCCACCGCAGGCGAACAGGTGCTGTTGCTCTGCCCCGCGGGGGAGATCAGCGGCGGCATCGTCCTGCGCGGCATCCCGTCCGATACCTTCCCGGTGCCGACCAACGCGCCGGATGTCACCCATATCGAGTTCCCAGATGGCGCGGCCATCGGCTATGACCACGCTGCCCATGCGCTGCTGGTGACACTTCCAGAAGGCGGCACGGCCACGCTCAACGTCCCCAGCGGCGTATTTATAAACGGCCCGGTCGAAGTGAACGGCGATGTCACCATCACCGGCACCGCAACCGCCAGCGAAGACGTGGTCGGCGGCGGCAAGAGCCTCAAGGGTCACAAGCATGGCGGCGTGCAGGCTGGCGGCGCTCAGACAGGCGCGCCGGTATGATCGGCATGTCCGCAGCGACCGGCAGAAGGCTGGAGGGCGACGATCACCTGGCGCAGTCGGTCGGCGACATTCTGACCACGCCGCTCGGTACGCGTGTCATGCGCCGCGATTATGGGTCGCTTCTGCCCGAACTGATCGACCGGCCCCTGAATGCGGCCACGCGGCTGCTGTGTGCGATGGCAACGGCAATCGCCATCGCGCGCTGGGAGCCGCGTCTTTCCGTTCGCAAGGTGCAGCTGGAAGGCTCCTTTGCCGGCGGAGAGGCCACCATCGTCGTTACCGGCGTCCGCACCGACCAGCCCGACCCCAATGCCCTCACCCGCCTGACCATCCCGATCCGTTAACAGGAGCCAGCCATGCACGGCATCAAGACCAACGTTCTCACTATCGGCACCCGCGCAATCATGCCGGTTGCAACCGCGATCATCGGCGTCGTCTGCACGTCCACCGATGCAGATGCCGAAGCCTTCCCGCTCAACAAGCCCGTGCTGGTCACGAACATTCGCGCGGCGATCAGCAATGCCGGTGTGCTGGGCACCCTCAAGCCGACGCTGGAGGCGATCAGCGACCAGGCCGATGCCGTGGCGATCGTCGTGCGCGTGGACACCGACGCTGACCCCGCCGACCAGGACGATCTTGTCGTCGGCACCGCTACCGGGGGCAGCTTTACCGGCTTGCAGGCTCTACTGGCGGCAGAGGCGCAGACGGGCGTCCGCCCGCGCATCCTTGGCGCGCCGGGCCTCGATACGCAGGATGTGACGGCCGCGCTGGTTGTCGTCGCCAAGAAGCTCCGCGCCTTCGCCTACGCCGCCGGCATCGGCGCGGACATCGCAGCCGTCTCGACCTATGGCGAGAATTTCGGCGATCGCGAACTGATGCTGATCTGGCCAAACTGGAGCAGCGGCTTTGCGGGCGATGCCGTGGCGCGCGCGATTGGCCTGCGCGCTGCGATCGATGAAGAGCAGGGCTGGCAGAAGACGATCTCCAACGTGCCGGTGGGCGGCGTCACCGGCGTCAGCAAGGACATCCATTTCGACATTCAGGATGATTCCACTGACGCCGGCACCCTCAACGCGGCCCAGATCACCACGCTCATCCGCTCCAGCGGCTTCCGCTACTGGGGCAACCGCACCCGGTCGGAAGAACCGCTCTGGGCCTTCGAAACTTCGGTGCGCACGTCGCAGGCGCTCCAGGATGAAATTGCCGAGGGCATCCGGTGGGCGATAGACAAGCCGCTCACCAAGATGCTGATCAAGGACATCCTCGACACCATCAATGCCCGTTTCCGCGCGCTGACGGCGCAGGGCCGCATCATCGGCGGCTCAGCCTGGTATGACCCGGCCTTGAACAGTCAGGCCGATCTGGCGGGCGGCAAGCTGACGATCGACTATGATTTCACGCCCTGCGCCCCCCTCGAAAGCCTGACGCTCAATCAGCGCCTGACCGATCGCTACTATGCGGACTTCGCTTCGCTGGCGGCCTGACCCTTCCCTGAACTTCCGGAGATTTCATCATGGGCATGCCCTCCAAGCTCAAGAACATGAACACCTATCTGGATGGCGTCGGCCATCTGGGCATCATCGCATCCTTCACCGTGCCCAAGCTGGCGCTCAAAATGGAGGAATGGCGCGGCGGCGGCATGCTCGGCCCGATCATGGTCGATCAGGGCCTGGACAAAATCGAGGCCGAATTCACCATGGGCGGCCTTGTCGTCCTGGCGCTCCGCCAGTTCGGGGCCACTCAGCACGACGCGGCGCTGCTGCGCTTCGCCGGCGCCTATCAGGACGATGGATCCGGCGTGGTGAAGGCTGCCGAATTCACCATGCGCGGTCGCTATTCCGAACTGGACTGGGGCGATGCCAAGCCCGGCGACGATACCGAGCATAAGTCGAAGATGGCATGCTCCTACCTGCGCATCGACATCGACGGCCGCAACGAACTGGAAGTCGATCTCCTCGCCGGCGTCTTCATCGTCAACGGCATCGACCGCTACGCGGAAATCCGCGCCGCCATTGGGGGCTGACCCCGCACCAACTTCGCCCCGGCGTGAATAAGCGGGCACGCCGGGGCGGGGACTTGTCCGCCCGCCCGATCATAAGGAACCCGCATGTCCGAACCCAGGCAGCCCAAGGCGGCCACCGTCACCAAGATCACCCTGCTCGAACCAATCGAGCGCGAGAGCGGCCCCGTGAAGGAATTGACGCTGCGCAAGCCCCGTGCGGGCGAGATGCGCGGCCTTTCGATCAAGGACCTGATGAACGCCGAAGCCAGCGCCGTCATCACGCTGACGCCGCGCATCTGCGATCCGTTCATCACCGATCAGGAAGCCGCCATGCTTTCCGCCGAAGATTTCGCCGAAGTCGCAGGAACGATTGTCGGTTTTTTTATGAGCCCGGCCCAGAAGGCGATCTTGCAGGCGATGGCCGGGGGCGCTCCGTCGACGAACTAATGGCGGACATAGCGGCCATCTTCCAATGGCCGCTGTCCGAGATGGTGGGGATGGACCTCACCGAACTGATCCGCTGGCGTGAATTGGCCGTGGAACGCTGGAACCGCATGCAGGGGCAGGAATAATGGCCGACAACAAGCTCAACCTGGTGGTGCAATTCTCGCCGCTCGACAAGCTGTCGGGCGCGATGCGCAACATCATCGGGCTGGGCAGGTCCGGCGGCCAGGTGCTGGGGCAGATGCGCCGCACCGCCCGCGATCTGGACGGCGAACTGAAGGATGTGCGCCAGCAGATGGCCCGCTCCACGGGCAACATCACCCAGCTGGTCGACCGCGAACGCGATCTGGAGGCTCAGGTCGCGCAGGCAAACCGCCAGCTGGAGCGGCAGAAGTCACTTCTGGCCTTTCAGGGGAGGGTCGGCCGCATCAGCGCGCGTGGCGAGCAGATGCGCAGCGAGGGCCAGTCCAATGTCGGCACCGGAACCGCAGGGCTGCTGGCGATCGGCGTGGCGCTGAAAGGCGGCGTGGAATTTGATGGAGTGATGGCCGACATCGGCATCAAGCTGGGGATCAATGAGCGCCTGACTGCCACGCTCGCCCAGCAAATCCTCACCGCCGCCAAGAACAGCAACCAGCTGCCATCGACCATGCAGGCCGCCGCCGACACGCTCGCGTCAGTCGGGCTGACGGCCAAGGAAATTCCGGCGATGCTGGGCGACATCGGCAAGGTCGCCACGGCCTATAACGCCCTGCCCGAAGACCTGGCGGGCGCAGCATCGGCGTCGATCAAGAATTTGGGCGTGGAAGCGAACCAGACCGGAAAGGCGCTGGCATTGATGGCCGTGGCGGGCAAGGCAGGCAAGTTCGAGATCAAGGATATGGCTGCCCAGTTCCCGCAGCTGGCGGCCACGGCCGCGAGCCTCGGCCAGAAGGGGTTGGGCGCGGTCGCCGACCTGTCCGCTGCATCCCAGTTCGTCGCCGAGGGCGTCGGCGGCGACATGTCCACCGCCGCGAACAACCTCAACAACCTGCTGGCCAAGATCAACACCGAGGATGTGCGCAAGAACTTCAAGGAAATGGGAATCGATCTGCCGGCGGCGATGAAGGCGGCCTATGCGCAGGGCAAGACGCCGATCGAGGCCATCGCTGAACTGACGAAGAAGGCGCTGGGCGGGAATATGGAAAATCTGGCGCTGCTGTTTGGCGACATGCAGGCGCAGGACGCTCTCAAGCAGCTGGTGCCCAAGCTCGACGCCTATCGCGCGTTGAGGGCCGACATCCAGAAACAGACGGGGCAGGTCGAGGATGATTTCGCGCGCAAGTCCGCGACGGCGCAGAGCGGGCTTCTCGCGCTGATGGGGGACGCGCAGGCTATCGGCGTCACGATCGGCAGCACGGTCCTGCCCAACCTGGTCGAATTCACCGGCTACCTGCGGACGGGGGCCGACTGGCTCAATCGCTTTTCTCAGCAGCACCCCTTGCTCATCAAATATCTTGTGATGGGTGCGGCGGCGACCGCCACGTTCAAGATCGGGCTGGGCGTGCTCCAGTTCGGCTTCGGCGGCATGCTCGGCATGTTCGCCAAGGCGCTCCCGCTCCTGAACGTCGCGCGTATCGCGTTCCTGTTCCTCGCCCGGGGCGTGATGCAGGCTGGCATGATGATGCTGGCGAACCCTCTGGTGCTGGCGATCGTCGCGATCGGCGCGGCCGTGGGCACGCTTGCTTATCTCGTCTATGCGAATTGGGGGAAGATCAGCGGCGCATTCACCACCGGCTTCAACTATGTGAAGGGTCTGCTTGCCGCCGCGCCCGCATGGATGCGCTCGCTCGGCTCGATGATGATGCAAGGGCTTCTCGCCGCCCTCAATCCCATGCTGCTCGCGAACCGCCTGCTGTCGATCGCGCGCACGGGGATCACGGCTTTCAAGCAGTTCTTCGGCATCAAGTCGCCATCCCGCCTGTTCATGGAAATGGGCGGGCATATGACCAGCGGCTTGGCGATCGGCGTCGAAAGAGGCGGCAAGCAGCCCCTGCGCGCGATGAACAACCTCACGGGGCAGCTGGCGGCATCCGGCAACGGCGCGAAAGGTCCGACGCGCCTTGCCGAGCCAGCGCCCAATCCAATTACGGCTCCCGGACGGACCATGGCACGAGGAGCCTCGGCGCGGCGGGAACCGGGGGCGGGCATGTCCGCCGCGCCGATCACCATCCAGATTTACCAGCAGCCCGGCGAAAGCGCCGACACGCTGGCTGATCGCGTGATGCAGATGCTGGAGGCGAAACAGCGCACGGCGCGCCTGTCCAGCTATCGCGATGACTTCTGACGGAGGACCTGGCTGATGCTCGCCGCTCTCGGCATGTTCATTTTCGACACTGACAGCGCGCTTTTCGATGAACTGTCGCGCCGCAGGTCATGGCGGCATGGCCGAACGGAGCGTTTCGGCGCGCGGGCGGCGAGCCAGTTCCTCGGGCCGGGACAGGATCAGGTCACGCTTTCGGGCAAGCTGATCCCCGAGTTGGCCGGCTCCTATTCGTCGATCGAAAAGCTGGTGGAAATGGCAGACACCGGCGAGGCTTACCCGCTGGCCGATGGACTGGGCAACATCCTCGGCTCATTCACCATCGAAGCCATCGACGAACAGCACAGCAACCTGATCGACACGGGGCGCGCACGGACGATCGACTTCAGCATCGATCTGGAACGGGTGGATTGATGGCGACGGCGAACGGAAGGAAGGGCGATCAGGCCTATGTGCAGCCGCGCGCCGCATGGTCGGCCGTGCTGGATGGCAAGGACCTCGCCGACAAGCTGGCCCCGCGGCTCATCAGCCTGCGATTGACGGAGAAGCGGGGGGAAAGCAGCGACGAACTGGAGATCGTACTGCATGACCATGACGGCAAGCTGGCGCTGCCGAAGGAAGGGGCGCGCCTGACCATCGCACTGGGGTGGGAATGTGGGACGGGCGTCAGGGTGGGGCTGGTCGGCAAGGGTAGCTTTGTCGTGGATGAACTCAACTGGGAGGGGCCGCCGGACAAGGTGACGATCCGCGCCCGCTCCGCCGACCTCCAACAGGGCTACCGCACCCGCAAGAGCCGCGTCTGGAACGGGAAGACCATCGGGCAGATCATCGACCAGGTGGCGGCCGACAATGGCCTGACGCCACGTTGCCATGCGGACCTGCGCAGCAAGGTGGTCACGGCAATCGAGCAGTCCAACAAGTCCGACATGGCGTTCGTCCGCGATCTGGGGCGGCGCTATGACGCGGTTGCGACGGTGAAGGACAAATGCCTGATCTTCTCGCCCGTCGATGCCGACACCACCGCGACCGGCAAGGCCATCCCCTCGATAGACATCACGCGCGGCAAGGGGGACAGCTACAGCTATCGCCGCGCCGAGCGCGACCGTAGCAACGACGGCGCAGAGGCCGACTGGTATGATCAGGGGCAGGCGAAGCGGAAGACCGCCAGCCATGGCGGATCGCGGCGCAAGAAGCTGAAACGCGTCTATGCCAGCGAGAGCGATGCCAAGGCGGCGTCGAAGGCGGAATCAAACCGGATAGCGCGGGCGGCCGCGACCCTCCAGATGACCCTGGCCTATGGCATTGCCGATCTCGCGCCAAGCATGCGTGCGACGGCCAACGGCTTCAAGACCGAGATCGACGCGCGCAAATGGCGCGTTGCATCGGTCGATCACACCATGGACGGCGATGGCGGTTTCCGCACCCAGCTGGAGATGGAAGCTGCCGCCTAGCGCGCGGGCTCCGCAACCAAGTGTTTGGAATTGTGGGACCGGTAGCTGATAATGTATTGGTCCATGAACACGAGATTGCCGGGGGCGAGCTTGGAAGAAGGTCAGATCATCGAAGCCGACAGGATCGCTGCGCGAAATCTGATCCTTGAAATCAACGCTCGTCGCTTCTCGCATGCTCGCACGGCTACCGAATTCGAGAGGCGTGTTTTGGCAGAAGCTGAGGCGCTCGGAGAATTCGCGCGAGAAGCTGACACTCGCACCTACTGTATTCTCGTCGTCTCCTTTGTAGAAGACACCTTGCGTGAGAATTTCATGGAGCGATGGCAAATTCGGCCTGCGCAGCGGAACGATTTTTTCGGTGCCAACGGACCGCTAAGCACTTTTTCGCAGCGAATAACTCTGGCCTCAGGGATGAACTGGCTCCCCAAATTTTTCGAAAAAGACGCTGGTCTGTTACGCAAGATCAGGAACGAGTTCGCGCATAACCATCGCGTTCACTCGCTTACACAAGAACCTCTACTCAGTTGGGCAAACAGCCTAAAACCGGCGGAGACCGTTTGGATAAGTGAAGCGGACACGGACACGAGATACCGCGATGCCTATGCCGCCGCCAATCGGGAAACTCAACTTAGGATCAGGATACTTTGCGTCGCGCTACACATCATCGCCGCAGTTATTGCGAGGTCCAAGAACCTCGCTAACGAATTACCACCTAATTACCGGGCCAGTGAGAATGCGGACGGAATGACCGACATCGAACTGGGACTGATCGACGCTATGGTGTGTCATGCTTACCTAAGCCTCGGTATTCGGCGATCGCCCCCTGCAGAGGATCAATCTGAAGTCAGTAACTCGGACGGCTGAAATCACTAAGGTCAGTTTAGCGCGCGAGCCTCGTCGGCACCTTCATTTAGATGTGCTCACAAATTGATGCTCATCAATGCTTGGTGTCTTCCGTCATCCCGGACGCTCTGCCAATCGCTTTTGATTTAGCGGCATTCACGAGCTAACCGCCTTCCGTCGTCCCATCGCGCTACATAGCTTGCTTGGCCGCGCTCCAGCTGGGCGCACGCGAGATTGACGCCGCCAGCGTAGACCTGTGCCACGACGCGGCCATAGTGGTCGTATTTGACTGGCACGATCCTCATTTGCCCGGTCATGAGCGATGCCAGGCTGCGTTGCGAAGCCCGGCAGCGGCGGCGTGGAGGGCAGCCGTGTAGCTCAGGCGCGTCGATCCCCAACAGCCTATAGCGTTGGCTGCCGCACCTGATGGTGTTGCCGTCGCTCGCATGGCATGCGCTCGCCGCAACGGCGAGCATCACAGACAGGATCATCGATCAGGTGCGCCGGATCACGCCGACGACGCGGCCGAACACGAACATCTCGCCGTCATGCGCCGTTTCTTCGCGCACATTGGGATTGTCAGCCATGAGCTTATAGCTGCCATCAGGCATCGCACGAACACGCTTGATAGTCCCCAAGCCGCCATAGGACAGCGCCCATATCGCCTCTTGCTCATCAATCGCTCGGCGGGACCGATCTATGATGATGATGTCCCGATCATTGATCGTCGGATACATGGAATCGCCGCGAGGACGCGCAATGGTTAGATGCGAAACAGGGGCTGGCGTGAACTGGCGGACCCACTCCTCTGGCATCCATCGTGCGGTCGTGTTGACGGGAGCCTCGTCGAGATAGGCCGCGCCCATGCCTATGCCCAAATCAATCTCTTCGAGCCGGATCAAGCCCATCTGCTCGGCTATGTCCTCGGGCGTCGGAGGAATGAACGCTCCCGCATCCGGATCATCAGTTCCGCCGGTCAAATACGCCGGAGTGGTCCGCAAAAACTGAGCAATAACGTGCAGGTGCGATGAGGACGTCGATTCCCCTCGCGCCAGCTTCCCGATGGTCTGCGGACTGACGCCAACCTTCCGGGCAAGGCTTGATTGGCTTTCCCCGACCGCCTCCATCCGGGAAATAAGACGCTCAGGGATGATCATGTGCGCACCCTACATCCATGGTTGTAGATAGCCATGGAATTTTTCTTCTTGACCGGCTTGGAACTTTGGTTGTAGATGAGCGGCATGAAACAGGAAATTACCCCATATCAGGCGCTTGTGTCTGCAACTGAGGTTGCAGGTTCCCAGTCTGCGATGGCACGCATCTGCGAAGTTACGCAGACCGCTGTCTGGAAATGGTTGCAGTCGTCCAAACGCCTGCCCGCCGAGTATGTCCTTCGCGTCGAAGCAGCGACGGGCGTTCCCCGCCACCTGCTCCGCCCCGACATTTACCCGCTCGATCTTCCCCCAATTCCTGCCTCCGCTATCGCGGACCGAACCCCGCTCTGTGGTCCGATCCTATCCGGCCACATGGTGGACCGACAGGGTAAAGCGCAGAGACTTTTGGACAAAAGGGCGGCGCAATGAACGGCTTGGCTCTCACCATCAACACGATCTGCCAGCGGACCATCGCCTCGCTCTCGGACGACGCCCATTTTTCCAAGAGCGAGACGGCTTGGGTTCTGATGCCTTTCGCTGGCTGGATCGCCCTGATCATCACCGGAGCGCCGCAGTGAAGCCGCGCCGCGCCCTGACGCCCTATCGCGCTCTGCATGAAATCGCCGATCTGCTCGGTTGGGACGGCTGCGCCTCAGTTCTGGGCAAGTCCGAAAGCCTGGTGCGCAAGTGGGCCGATCCCGACACCGAACGGGAGATCAGCTATCAGGCCGCCATCCGGCTCGACGCCGCTTACATGCGGGCTGGTGGGAAGAACGCGCCGCTGTTCGAGTGCTACGCCGCGCGGCTCGACCTGTCGGCCGATGAAGACGAGGACCATGCCGGCACCATGGAGGCCGTCAGCGCCGCTGCAAAGGAGGCGGGCGAAGCCATTGCCGCCGCCATCGATTCAGTGGGCCGGTCCAATGATCTGGCTGCCCGCAATCGTGCCGTGATCGAGACTGAGGAAAGCATAGGCGCGCTGCAACGGCTGCGGCAGCGCCTGAAACGGAGCGGTTGAACGAGTGCCAGACGCGGGGGCGGGAAACATGGGATATGAAACGAAATTTCCTGATCAGGACGGCAAGCGCAGCCTTGGCTTGCGCTGCCCACATTGTCAGGCGTCGGCGACCTGCCGCACCAGCAAGGGCGTCACTTCGATCTTCCGCGAGCTATTCTACATCTGCAGCAATGTCATGTGCGGACACACGTTCAAGGCATCGCTGACCTACGAATATGGGCTGTCGCCAAGCGCCTGCCCTGATCCGACCCTGAACCTGCCGATGCGCCCGGTCGAACGCTCCGTCGCCATCGCGCAGGCCGCCCAGCAACCTGGCGCAGGCCCGCCCAGCAAACAGCCCGGCCTCTTCGACTGATCCCGCTGACATTGCCGTTTTGCGCGCTCGCTTTCGAGCCACGCCCTCTTTTTGCCTGAAAGAACTGACCCTTGCCTATTCGCGACGACATCAGAAACGAGGTTATCAAGCGCGTGACGGCCGAGTTCGGCTTCATGGGCAAGGGTGACTGGCTGCAAAAGGGCAAGTGTCCCCAGTGCGGCAAGAAGGAGCTTTTCACCCGCTCCGATAACCCGATCATTCTCCGTTGCGGCCGCGAGAACCGCTGCGGTTGGGAAGGCGCGACCAAGGATCTGTATCCCGACATTTTCGATGTGTGGTCGAAGCGATTCCAGCCCACGGAAACGAACCCGACCGCATCGGCCGATGCCTATCTCAGCCATGCGCGCGGCCTTGATCTGGCGGGCATGCGCGGCTGCTACACGCAGGAAAACTTCATCGACCGCAGCAGCGGCCACAACAGCGCGACGGTCCGCTTTGCGCTGCCTGGTGGCTCATGGTGGGAACGGCTGATCGACCAGCCCGGCAGGTTCGAGAAGAAAGCCAATTTTGCGTGGGGCAAGCCGTGGCGCGGCCAGTTGTGGACTGCACCCGACCAAACGCTGGAGGCCATCGCACGCGCCGATCGGCTGTTCATCGCAGAAGGCATCTTCGACGCATGGTCGCTTCGACAGGCCGGCCATTTTGCCGGATCGGCCATGTCGTCCAACAATTACCCGGAAATCTTCCTGGCCGAACTTCGGCGGGTGATGGCCGCGCAGGAAATCGCGGCAGGGCCGGAACTGGTCTTCGCCTTCGACGTGGGCCGCGCCGGCACCGAATATAGCCGCAAGTTCGTCAAGCGCGCCCGTCAGGAAGGCTGGCGCGCCACCGCCGCCCAACCCCGGCCCGAGGGGGAGAGCGAGAAGCTCGACTGGAACGACCTGCTGCAACGCGAACGGCTCGAACCGCAGCATATCGTCGAATATCTGTGGAACGGCGAAGTGCTGCTCGCCGACAGCGCGGCGGAAAAGGCCTTCCTGCTTTATGATCGCAAGGGCTGGCCCAGCTTCTCCTTCGTCTATGACAACCGCACTTGGTGGGCGCATTTCAACGAAGCGAAGATCGCTGAAACGATGGCTGCGGACGGGATCACCCGCAAGGCCGCCGCCAAGCTGTGCGCGGACATCAGTGAGATCGCCAACTGCGCCTTCCGCGTCCTCTATTTCCAGCGCGATGACACGATCGACGAAAGCCAATATTATCTGCGCGTCGATACGCCCAGCGACCGCCCGCCGGCCAAGGCAGCCTTCTCGCCTGCCTCGCTGTCCGCCAGCGCCGAATTCAAGAAGCGGCTGCTGGGTGTTGCCCCCGGCGCGCAATTCACCGGCACCACCGGCCAGCTGGACAAGCTGATCGCGCTCCAGACCAGCGGTATCAAGACCGTCGAGACGCTGGATTTTACCGGCTACAGCATCGACCACGGCGCTTATGTCCTGGGCGAGATCGCCGTTAAGGGCGGGCGGGTCGAGCGGGTCAACGACGAAGACTATTTCGACTTCGGCAAGATGTCGCTCAAGCTGCGTTCGCGCGAGCGCATCCTGTCGATCAGCTATGATGCCGACCAGCTGGACACGTCATGGGTCGCCGACATCTGGACCGCCTACGGCCCTAACGGCATCGTCACCCTGACATTCTGGTTCCTTTCCCTGTTCGCCGAGCAGGTGCGCAAGTCGCAGGGCTCGCTATTCTTCCTCGAAATGACCGGCGATCCCGGCACCGGCAAATCCACCCTCATCGAGTTCATGTGGCGCACCCTCGGTCGCGACGGATATGAAGGCTTCGACCCCCAGAAATCGACCAGCGCAGGCATTGCGCGCAACCTGTCGAAGGTCGGCAACCTCCCCATCGTCCTGATCGAGGGCGACCGCCAGGACGATGGCAAGGGCAACCACGCCAAGCGCTTCGAGTGGGAGGAACTGAAAACCGCCTTCAACGGCCGCTCTCCCCGCACGCGCGGCGTCAAATCAGGCGGCAACGAAACCTACGAACCACCGATGCGCGGCGCGGTCGCCATATCGCAAAACGCCCCGGTCAACGCCTCCGCGGCGGTGCTGGAGCGTATCGTCCAGCTAACCTTCGACAAATCCTATTTCGGCGCGCCAGGCAAGGCGGCGGCAGAGCGCATCAAGGCCCGGAAGGTCGATGTGCTGTCGGGCTTCATCATCCACGCGATCCGGCGCGAAGACGCCTTCCTCAAGACCTTCTTCGCCAAGTTCCGCGAGCATGAGGCGCAGATGATCAAACAGGGTCAGGTCGGCAACGACCGTCTGATCCTCAATCATTGCCAGCTGCTCGGCGCGCTGGAGGCGCTGCATGAATGGCTCCAGCTTCCCGGAGCCGTCCTCCAAGAAACGGTCGATTTCATTTACCGCGCGGCCGTCAAGCGGCGCGAGGCGCTGTCGGCCGATCATGTCCATGTCCAGCGCTTCTGGGAACTGGTCGATTATCTGGAATCGGCGGAAACCAATCTCACCGAAAACCCGATCAACCGGCACCGGAAGGACGACGCCTTCTATGCCATCTCGCTCCCCCATTTCGAAGAACGCTGCCGCGCCCGTGGCCTGACGCACCCGCCGATCGACGACTTGAAGCGCGTCCTGCCCACGTCCCGGAGCCGTCGTTTCGTCGGCAACAAGCCGATCAACGGCGTCGGCGACAAGCATGTCCGCTGCTGGGTCTTCGAAAAACCCGACAACTCCCGCCAACAGGAAAGGCACTGAAATGCCCGTCCCTTCCACGCGCCTGCACACCATCGACTGCACCTGTGAACGGTGCCGCCCCCTCACGCCGCGCCAGCAGCTGCTTGTTCGTGCCTCGCTTGGCGCGATCGGCCTGCTGGCGGGCGCTCTCCTTCCCCTGATCCTCGGATGAAAGGCCCGACCATGAACACCACCACGAAATCGCGACCGGCGTCGGTCCAACCCCGCATCTTCATCTGCGCCGACTGCGGCCGCCAGCACAACAGCCCGACCGACGCCACGCCGGAAGGCTGGGACCTTCTTGCGATGGATTGTTCGGGAACGCCCTTTCTCCGCTGCCCTGACTGTTCCGAGCGGATCGAACAGGCTCACTTCGCCCGCATGGCCGACTTCATGGCGACACAGCCAGGCAGCAAGGCGGCTCGCGACCTTGCCGAACTATGGCGCGCCACGACGCCACCGGCAGCGCCGTTCAGCATCTTCCTCGAAAAACAGGACGCCGGCGACTATCGCGTGGCGCTGATGCCCGAGGCCGTGCTGATGCGCTGGCTGCCGCTCGGCTTCTTCCTCACCCCCGCAGAGGCTCGCGCGACCGCGCGCGACCTGATGCACTATGCCACCCAGGCGGAACGCCCCGGCAAGCTGGTCGAGCAGGGGAGCGCAGCCGCATGAGGATGAAGCACGACGCCCTGCTCGCGCGCATCAGCGACCTGCAATTCCAGAAGCGGCAGCGGTCCCTGACGGCCAGCGAAGCCGCGGAACTGGACAATCTGGAATATCGCTACGAACTGCGCATCCGCCGCGTAACGGATCAGATCGCGGCATGCCGCGCCAAGCTGGACCGCCTGTGCGCGATCCGCGACGGGAGGGCCGCTGCATGATCAGTTGCGGCCGTTGCGACACCAGCGCCCCGCCCGCACCGGGGCAGACCATGCCCGAGGGCTGGCAGATGCACGCGCTCAGCCGGGGCAAGGGCAGCTATGCCGTCTGCGCCGGCTGCCTTCCCTCCATGAGCGCCGGCACCCGCGCGACGGGCAACGCAGCTGCGGACCAGCTGCGCCTGCTGATCGAGCGGTGGGAACGGCTCGAAGAAGAAAAGAAGGGGATCGGGCTCGATCAGAAAGACGTGATGCTGGAGGCAAAAGCCTGCGGCTACGACACGAAAGGCATGCGCGAGATCATCAAGCTCCGCGCCATGTCACCGCACGATCGCGCCGAGCGCGATGCCATCATCGAAACCTACCGCGCCTCGCTCGGCCTCGATTGAGCCTCCCCCGAAAGGACCCGCCATGAAGCACCCCCTGCTACTGGATACCGCGCGCGCATCGATCGAGCGCGACTGGAACGACGGCATCATTGTCGACAACTTCGCCGGGGGCGGCGGAGCATCGACGGGCATCGAGCGCGCATTGCAGCGCCAGGTCGATGTCGCGATCAACCATGACCCCGAAGCCGTGGCCATGCACGCCATCAATCACCCGGCGACCCGGCATCATTGCCAGAGCGTTTGGGCGGTGGACCCGTTGGAGGCTGTGACCTTCGACGGTCGCCCGCACGCCGTGCGGCTCGCGTGGTTCTCACCCGACTGCAAGCATTTCAGCAAGGCCAAGGGCGGCAAGCCTGTCGAGAAGAATATCCGCGATCTCGCGTGGGTGGTGCATCACTGGATCGACCGCCTCGGCCCGCTTCTCCGCCCTGCCATCATCATGCTCGAAAACGTCGAGGAATTCCGCACTTGGGGACCGCTCGGCGAGGATGGCCGGCCATGCCCCAAGGCTAAGGGCAAGACCTTCGATCAATGGGTGGCGAAGCTCCGCCGCGCTGGCTACCGCGTCCAGTGGCGCGAACTGCGCGCCTGCGATTTCGGCGCGCCCACTTCCCGCAAGCGCTTGTTCCTGATCGCACGATGCGACGGGCAGCCAATTGTCTGGCCGAAGCCCACCCACGGCAAGCCCGGCACCGCGGCTGTCGATGGCGGCCGCTTGCTGCCGTGGCGCACCGCTGCCGAGATTATCGACTGGTCGATTCCATGCCCGTCGATCTTCGAGCGCACCCGCCCTCTTAAGGATGCAACCTGCCGCCGCATCGCCGCCGGCATCATGCGCTATGTCGTCAATGCGCCGCATCCCTTCATTGTCCCCGTCTGCAACGGCCAGTGGGCAGCGGGACGGGCATATGCAGGCGATGAGCCCCTGCGCACAATCACCACGGCCAAGGGCGGAGAATTCGCCGTCGTCACGCCCTATTTCGCCCCGCTCACCCATCATGGCAGCGCGGATCGCGTCTATGGTCCGGAACAGCCCTTGCCGACCGTCACCAGCGCGCATCGAGGCGAAATTGCGCTGGTCGCCCCGCACATCATGACGATGCGCAACAGCGGCAAGCCGCACACGGCCACCAACGAACCGACCCACACCGTGACCGCCGGCGGCGCGCATCAATATCTGGTCGCCGCATTCATGGCCCAGCACAACAACATGCCGCGCGGCGGCCTGCATGCCGGTCACGACATCCGAACGCCGGTCAGCACGATCACTGGACGCGGCACCCAGCAGAACATCGTGACGAGCCAGCTAGTGAAGCTGCGGAATAACTGCATCGGGCAGGATCACCGCGAGCCGATCGGCACTCTCACCACTGGCAGACACTATGGCGAAGTTCGCGCCTTCCTGGTCAAATACTATGGCGCTGCCCAGCACGGCCAAGACCTCGCCGAACCGCTGCATGCAGTCACGGCAAAAGCTCGCTTCGGCCTGGTGACGGTGACGATAGCTGGAGAGGAATATGTCGTCGTGGACATCGGCATGCGGATGCTGACCCCGCGCGAACTGTTCCTCGCCCAGGGCTTCCCCGCCGATTACATCATTGACCTAGACTTCAACGGCAAGCCGCTGACCAAGACGGCGCAGGTCCGCATGTGCGGCAACAGCGTCTCGCCGGTCATGTCCGAAGCTCTCGCCGCTGCCAACGTCGCCAATGATGACGGTGCCGAGCAAGAAAGCATCGCGGCATGAGCAGCTATCTCCCCGAACCATGGGACGCGATCGTCGCCGAGTGCGAGCGGCGCGAGGCAGGCTGGGCCAAGGCCATGGCGAGCGCCGGCCACGGCGACGAACGCTGGCGCCTGTCGGAAAAGCGCGAAGCCGACGTGGCGAAGTGGCATGCCATCGCCGTCCGGATCGCCCGCACCAGCGGCGTCCCCGGACTGGTCATGGAAGACCTGATCGGCGTCGGCCGCCCGCCCCAGCCACAGACCGCGCAGCAGTGGCTTGACCTGCTCACCATGGTCCGCCGCACCGTCGATCGGGAAGCCGCGAACGGCGAAACCGACGCCTACCGCAACCTCTACGCCGTTTGGCGCTGGTTCCACATCTACGTCCATGTCTGGCGGCTCCCCGCGATCGAGGCGACCGCCCCCGAGCAAAGGAACGCCGCATGAACGCGCGCTCGAATCGTGCGGAAGTCCGCAACCCGATTATCTCCATGCCAGCTATGTCCGCATTGCGGGATCATGCAGCAGCGCCTGAGCTTCGCGCGCTGTTGCTCGATGTCCAAGCGGATGCGCGCAGCAGGGCCGAGAAGGCTTGGCGAACGCACAAGGCCCCGATGGCGCTCTATTGGAAAGCCGTCAGTGTATATGCTGGGCATATCGCGCGTGGGCTGCGGAAATGAGCGGCGAACTGACTTCCCGCCCGAAGGGCAGCACCCGTCACGCTTGGGACTGGTATGTCGAACAACAGTGGGTCACGCACCGGCTGCTGGACATGATCGAGATGGAACCGGACGTGACCTACCTGGACCCGTTCTGCGGCGGCATGAACATCCCCGACGCGCTGGCATCGCGCGGTCTTACTGCCTTCGGCACCGATCTGTTCCAGCGCACAGACAGCCCGCGGTTCATGGGGCAACATGACTTCCTCGGCGACCAGGTGCATCTTCTGGAGGCATCGCCCGCGCTGTCGATCGTCATGAACCCGCCTTTCTCCTATCAGGATGGGAGGCTGGTCGCTGCATTGGCCGAACGATGCTGTCGGCGCGCGCTGGGGGTCGCCACGCACAAGGTTTGCGCTCTTCTCCCGCTCAAGTGGCTGGGCAGTCAGGGCCGCTACCGACTGTTCAACGAACTGACGCCCACCGGCATCTGGGTGCTCACCGAGCGCCCTTCCATGCCGCCAGGTGACGTGATCGAAGCGCTCGGCGACGATGCCTTCGTCCATGGCAAGATCGACTATATGTGGATCGTCTGGGACAAGCGCCGCGAGCCGATGACCGATCGCGACGGCCGCCCCTTCGCGCCCACATTCTGGATTCCGCCGCGCGAGAAGGCGGGAGCGCAGCGGGTGGCTGCATGAACAGCCAGGCACCTAATCCGGGGCTGCTGAAGGAGGCTGACGCCGCAAGTTGGCTGGGCATCAGTCCTCGCACGTTGCGGAAGCTCCGCCATGACGGTCAGCTTCATTATATCTTGATCCGCACCGCGATACGCTACAGCCTTTCAGATCTACAATCTTACGTCGAGCGCGCCCGCCAATGTCCGTCTACCAAAGAGAAGGCTCCCCCTACTGGTGGTATAGTATCACCCTCCCCGACGGTCGCCGACTTCGAGGCAGCACGAAAAAGACGGCAAAGCGGGAAGCAAGGCTAGTCGCGCTCGAAAAGGAGCAGGCGGCCATCGCCGCTCCGAAGCGCAATCAGGCTTGGCGATTGCGCGAAGTGCTAGGAACCTACTGGACCGATCACGCGCAAAATCTGCAAACCGCGTCCGTCATGTTCTTCCATTATGAGTTGCTGTCGGAGTTTCTTGGCCCTGACCTCCCGATCGCCGACCTGACTTCATCCCTTTTGCTCGACTATCGAGCGGCGCGGCGCGGCGGCAGCATCAAGGCAACGGCCGACATGCTGGAGCGCAGCAGCCCGTGGCGCAAACGCGCGCTCGACGACAAGGGGTTTGTCCGCGCTGTTTCACCCCAGACCGTGAACCGCGACTTCGCCCACCTACAAGCGGCGATGAACTGGGCGAAGGACATGCACGGCAAGCAGATGCCGTCGATCAACTGGCGAGGCCTAAAAGCGAAGGAAGCCCCCTTCCGCAACCGCTTCGCCAGCGGTGACGAATTCGCAAACCTGCTGACGGTCGCTCACCCCTCGATGCGAGACATCATCTTGTGCGCGGTCACAACCGGCCTGCGACGGGGAAACATCTTCGCTATGGAATGGCACCAAGTGAACCTGCGCGGCTCGACCATCACGCTGCCCAAGCTCAAAGGTGGCAAGCCCCATACCGTCCAGATCGCACCGGCTCTCCGCGCCGCGCTGGCGCGCACGAAGCCCGATCAGCGCAAGGGGCCTGTGTTCGATACGACGAACTACAAGCGGCGCTGGCATGCGGCCGTAAAAGCCGCCGGCCTCGTTGACTTTAAATTCCATGACCTGCGGCACACCTTCGCCAGCTGGGCGCGGATCAATGGCGCAGACCTTCTCGACATCTGCGAGGCGCTTGCCCACTCCAGCGTGTCCGTCACGCAGCGTTACGCTCATGTGAAGCCAGAGAGCAAAATGACGGCCTTCGACCGTGTTGCCGAAGCCTTCGCGTCACAATCCGCGTCACAATCCATGAGACTGCGGAAGAAAAAGACGGCTTAGGTCGCGATTTATCGCCTGTTTTCAAGGCATTTTATGGTGCACCCGGCGCGATTCGAACGCGCGACCTCCAGATTAGGAATCTGATGCTCTATCCTGCTGAGCTACGGGTGCCCGTCGACGGCTCTATTCTGCGAATGGGGCGCGGTCAATTCTTCGCTTCGGGGGGCAGCACCGGAAAAGGCAGTGGCGCGACCTCCACCCCCTCCGCCATCAGGGCGCGTGCTTCGTGAAGCGCCACTTCGCCATGGATGCTGGCGCGGTCCTGCTCGCCATAATGCATGGCACGGGCCTGTTCCGCGAAATCGCGCCCGACCCAGGTTGAATCCTCCAGCGCCTTTTGCTGCGCCTTGGCGAGCGCGAGCACCAATTCACGCATCTTCGCCTCTTCCCCGGCGCCCATGGCGATGGATGCATCATCGGAGGAAGGCGCCTGCGGCACGATTTCCGGGCGGCTGTTGCCTTTGGGCGCGACGGCGGGGGCCATCACCGCCTTGCCCACATGTTCATCGCCGCAAAGCGGGCAGGCTATCAATCCCCGCGCCTTCTGATCCTCATAATCGGCGCTGGAACCGAACCATGCCTCGAACACATGTCCTTGGGATTCGCATTTAAGGTCGAAAACGATCACGATAGCGTAACATCCATGGGCAAGGATCGCCTGTTGGCGAGCGCAGGCACCCGCCCGCGGACGTCCTCTACGCGCGACAGGTCGATCTCTGCAAGAGCAAGGCCGGCTGGTTCACCCATGTCGAGCACGATGTCCCCCCATGGATCGACGACCAGGCTGTGTCCATATGTCTCGCGGCCGTCGGCATGGCGGCCCGTCTGCGCGGCGGCAACGACGAAGCAGCCCGCCTCTATGGCCCGCGCCCGCAGCAGGATGTGCCAGTGCGCCTTTCCCGTCGGCACGGTGAAAGCGGCTGGCATCAGCAACACCGTCGCACCCGCATTGGTAAGCGCAC